TTCATTGGTTTCCTCAGGTTCTTCAGTCTCTTCTTTCATAGACTCCTTTACTAATTCGCTAATTTCTTCCTTCATAGTTGAAGCAAGTATTTCTTTTGCGTTTTCATTGATAACCTCCTCCAAATTCTGAATTTGGAGTAACGTTTCATTAACTAAATTTTTTTCAGCCATTTATACTTTTTTTTAATAAATATATCATTAGAATAAAAAAAATTATTTATTTGTCACGGGCAATAAAAAAAGGGACATTTTGTCCCTTTTCTTTAATCATAGTTTTTAGATTTTACTCGATTACTTCATCGATTTTACTTTCCACGATTGCCGTAATTCTCCAATCTTCAGAATAACTTTCAAATACTTTGGTTACTTTTGCCTCAACATCAGTTGGGGAATATCCTTTAACCAATTTTTCTTGTCTGAGTTTTTTAATCTTTCCTGTCTCAGGGTCAGGCATGTCTGTTGTAATTTTCGCTACAAAATATTTCTCGTCCATATTAATTATTTTGATAAATAATCGGAAAGTTTTTTCATTAAATCAATAGACTGAGACGCATCTCTTTGAGCTTTTAGTTCTTTTTCTTCCTGAAGATTCTCCTCGTACTTATATCTATCCTTTTCATCTTTGAAAAGATAAGCTCCGGGTGTCGATGGAGAAGATACCAGGTCAAAACAAATTAATTCAAAATCTTTTTGGACTTCGTTTTGTTCCCCTACCTTTTTGAGCGACCCAACGCCACGAGATGAAATTCCAAGAGTTACACCTTGTCTTAAAAGATTTGCGGCTTGGTCTCCCTTTGTCGACACAATTCCTCTTTCGTGAAAACCAGGTGAAGTTAAAAGTCTTAATTTTCCAAGTAATACATTTTTATCCCACCACATATCTGTAATAATGTGAGAAACCCTATCAAGGTCAATTAGAGAAGACTCAGGGTGATTAAGTTCTGAAAGAGCGGTACCTCTTTTAATATAATTTTTAATATAGTTCTCAGATTCTCTTTTTAATATTTCTTCAGGATAGACTCTGCCATTTCTATTTGGGGTATTATACTTTTGGAGTACGGCATAAAATTCAAATGGCTTTGAGTGGTCAGAGGCATTTAAATTTTCTTTAATAATTCTATCATTTGAAAATTCATTTGGTGATACATAACCTGCATCATATTCAATAAGAATTCCCTTACCTAATTCGTTAGGTCCAAGTATTTTCATGTTTTGCATTTAATATTTTCTTTATAAATATTAAACTAATTGCAAATTTGAAATTTTGTCAGCTTTGGTTAAATAAAAATCAAATAATTCTGAGGATTCAAATATATCTTTTTGAACATTTGAAATAATATCTCTTACGGAATTTTTTAATTTAACTGACTTAAAATCTATTGGTTCTTTTGTAAAAAGAGTAATTTCTAAATTCATAAATGACCTTTTCCCTTCACATATACCACTTGACCTAAGGTCCATATCAACAATAAATTTTGAAAGAAAAATAAATTTATCTATAATATCAGTTAAAAGTTGTTTGACTTCTTTTGTGAAATAAGATACTTGTCTTGCCCAATCATCGGAACTCTTTTTTGGTTCCAACCAAGATTGTATGTTTATGTAAATTGACTTTAGATTTTTGGAATCAACTGTTCCATAAGATGTTTTGAAATTTTTATAACCCTTCAACACACAAGACTTGCCTTTTTTCATTCATTTTTTATCATTTCTGTTTATTTATATATTAAATTTAATAAAAAAAATTCAATTGTCAAAATGTTAATTATAGAAGTTAAAAAGGGGAATATTGATTCTGCTTTAAAGCAATTTAAGTCAAAAGTAATTAAAACAAAACTTGTATCTCAATTACAAGATAGAAAGACCCACAAAAAAAAATCTGACGTAAAACGCCAGATTATTAAAGATGCAATTTACAAAGAAAAAAAGAAATCAGATAACTAATCCTCCATTTAATTGGGATAGTTTAACAAATTCTTTTTTTGAGTAATTCGATGATACAACTTTTTCTTTTGTTTCATTTAATACTTTTCTCAAATCTTCATCTGATTCATTTATTAATGAATCCAATTTATTAATTGTAGATTCTTTAAGTGATTGAAATTGTGCTTGTGATGGTTCAGACGTTAATAGAGAAATAACCTTTTCTCTTTCAGATTCATTGAGTTCTTCTAAAGCTTTTTGAACATTGTTATTAGCAATTTTTAACATTGTCTTTATTGGAACTATTTTTTTCTCCTCTTTAACGACGGGTTTCTTTGTTAAAGATTCAACGATTTCTTTTTTTGCAATTGATTTTTTCTCAGGATTTAAAGAATCACCATAAATCAAATCATCAACTTTTGTATAGTTATTTTCTTTCACTACAGATAAAGTCCATTTTTTAATTTTATTTAACGTGTCCTCGTTTAAATTCAAGGACTTTGCCTCATTAACAAGGTCATCAACCATATAAGTCGCAGTTTCCTTATCAAGACCTTTATTCTCCTTTAATATATCATATATAAAATACAATCTTTTAAAAGACTTATCTTCCAAAATTGTATTTTTAAAAAACTTCATATCTTTACTTAATTTCTTTTCAGCGAAAGATTTTACAAGTTTGTTTTCAACTAATGTTTTAATTACTCCGAATCTCATTTTGTGATTTTATATATAAATATCAATCTTTCAATAACGAGTTTAATTTATTCTCAATTTCGTCCAAAGATTTTCTCGCCTTTGATAAATCAATCATTTCATCGTCATCAATTAAATCATTTTCTAAAAGAATATTCATATCTTTTTCAATAGACTCAGGAGTTACTCCGGCTTCCCCTCCTGGCTCTGGTCCAGGTGGTGGAGGTGGGAGTGGTGATTCTCCTGCCGGTGATTCTCCACCCGCTTCAGGTGATGCTCCTCCTTCAGTAGGAACTCCAGCTGGCTCACCTTCTTTCTTACCATATAATTTATCCAAATTATCAAATAATCCTGTGTGGGTAATAACTTCAGCAGTTTTCTTTAACTCTTCACCAACAGCTCTTTCGATTCTTTGTTGTTGTAAATCAAGTTTAATTTCTTCATCAGAAAATCCTAAAATATGTTTTTTAGCCCAAGACTGTGATACCGCAGCAATACCCGAACCAGGGTCAGCAACCATATCTTTATATAATAATACTTTTTCTTTCCAAACATCAATTCTAAGTAAATCTTGTTGAGTTGATGAATTTGTTAAAGAAAGTGTAAAGTTTCCAATCTCTTCCTCAAAACCTAAAACAAACAAGTGAATAATTGCAATCTTATTTAATTCTTGCAACATATTTTTTTGAATACGATTAATAGTTCTTGCAAAACGAATATCTTGAAGAGAAAGATTTTTTCCGTCTCCTACAGTCTCCTCAAATCCAAGAAATGCTTTTGGTACACGGAGTGCAGTTAAAAGTTTCTTTTGAATATATTCAATATCTGCGATTTCAGAAAGGTTTTGGGCTCCAGGTAAAGTGTCAATAGGAGATACTTGTTGAGGGTCACGAACAGGGACAAAATAATCTTGGTCAACAGCCATTTGATTAAACCTCATATCCACATTTCCTGTTTTATGGTCAACAACTTGGTCTCTTTTAAACTTATTTGCAAATCTTTGGATATATGGTTCAACATCAGCATCATCCATGTTTCCAACAAATACTTTAAATACACGTCTTTCAGGCGCTCTTGATGTTCTATAAATTAACATCGCATCTTCTGACAATAATAACTGCTTCCAAATACGTCTTGCCTTTTCAAGCATTGATGTGCCATAAGGTAATCTTCTATCGTCTCCGAGTAATCTAAAGTGAGCAACTTCCCAAGTATTAAATTCAAGGTCTTTTTGTTTCCACTTAAATTTTGTATGTTTTTTTGTTGGATTTGTTTCGGGGTCAGCGGCTTTTCCACCCATACCCGCTTCCAATCTTTCAATTTCAATAATTGGAAGTTGCATTACACCTGTAACACCTTTTGTTGGGTCTAGTTTTAAATAAACAAAATTATCACCATACTTACAAGTGTTTCTTGTCCACATTGGAAGGTTGGTATTAATATCAAGGTTGTTATTAAAGAGGTCCGCAAGTATTGATTTAATTCTTCTTGATTCAGAATAAATCTGAAGCATGAATCCATTTTGGTCTATAGTTGTTGATTCTTCTGCGTAGATATCAAGAGCTGCTGATATCTCGGGAGTAAACTCCATAGATTCATAATCATAAAAAGAAGATAATCTAGTTGGTTCGTAATAAACTGCTTGAGTATATAAATTATGCTCAATTTTACCCCACTGATTTGCAAGGTAAAAATTTTGTTGAGCCTGTAATTTTTCTCTTTCGTATTCTTGTTTGGAGGTTGTTCTTAAAAGTTCCTTCTTGTCGTACCTATATGTTGGATAATCTTGACCAAGAAGTGAATTAGGTCCAAATGCTTGGGATAACCTTTGCCAAACTGTTAGTTTATTATTTTCCATTAGTTAAAATTAATTCTATTTCTTTCTGTTATAAATAGTCTTTAAATTTTTTAATTATGGTGTGGTAGTAATTGTAATTGTGCTAAATGTTGAAAATAATGGTTGAATTGAGCTTCCATAGTCCAATCCTAAATAGGTTGCCTCAGCACTTACAGTAAATATTGTGGGTAAATTATATCCAGCTCTAACTCTTATATTATATTGTGTATTAGCAACTAAACCTGTAATTTGATAATTCAGAGTACCTACAGGAACCGTAATTTCAGCCCCATAATTAGCATCACTAACTTTTTTCCAAGAAATTATTTGAGTGTTTAGTATTGATGAACCATATGCAATATAAGACCAACTAATACTTATAGAACTATTTGTAGTAATTGATGTTGGATTTACAGTTGGTGGTTGTGATATATAAATTGACCAATTACGAGGAGAACCGGTTAATGCGTTAAAAGCCAGGTTTGTGGCATCTGACCTTCCCGCATTACTTGGGTTACTAGTAGAATTATTTATAAATAATGAACCTCCACTTATAGAAGTATTATAAAGACCATTTATTATAGAATCAATGGTTGTTGTAGGAAGTCCACAATTCATAAGATATATTTTACAAGAATTTGGAAGTCCGCTAAACGTAGGAACTGTTGTCGCTGTACTAAAATTATTAGAGGCCAAATTTAACATTGTTAACCCTGTATTTGCAGAAAAACTACTATTTGGGCTAATTTGAGTATACTGAGTAAAACCACATCCCCGTAAACATAAATAGTTTAAGTTGGTAGCCGCTGATAATCTAATTAACGAACTTAACCCAACGTTATTTGATATATCTAAAGCCAATAAATTACTATTGTTACCAGTGAAGGCAAAAAATGGTATATTATTTGGACTGTTAGTCTCGCCACTTCTATTCCTTATATATAATTCCCTTATTGTTGGGGGTAACGTCGGATTAAATGAAGTTATTTGACTGTGGTCCGCTCTAACAACTCTAAGTATTGTTGTTGACCAATCTCCAGTTAGTGAACCAAATCTATTTCTTAGGGGAGATGAGGATGTAACTGGACCATTTTGACCATCCGTATTAGGACCATTATACCTATTAGAAGGATTAGTAGTTTGGTTCGCAGCTCCTAAAGTTAACAAAGTACACCCAGTTGGTACAGTCGGGACTTTTGTTAAAGAGTTACAATTTAAAGTTAATTGTGATATACTATTTGGTAAATTCCAACCAGAAAAAGAATTGTCTGTAAGGTTATTATTATGTAAAAATAACGTTGTCATTGCAGTACATGCAGATAATGTGGAGGACAGACCAGATATAAAATTATCTTGAGCGTAAAAAGTAGTAATTTTAGTTGAATTTCTGAAATCTGTTAAAATATCTCTAAATCTATTACTACTAATATTAATCTGAGTGGTCCCGCTTGGAGCTTGATAACTACATGCCCCACTTAATGCGTTAGCATTAAATAATAATTGTACTCCTGTTGTCGCTGTAACTGAGGACAAACTATTAATTGTTATATTTTTAAGTCCTACGTTATTTGCTGCATTACCGTTGTTACTCAGAGTTAAATTAATAATACTTTTAGGGACAGTAATTGTTATATTTCCCGTAAATAATGAAGTATCATTATTGGCAATTGTCAAATTTTGCAACTTAGTATTCCCAGAGTGATTAATAGAGTAATTTGTTACTTGACTATAAGTATATCTAAATTCACTTAATGATGTGTGAGATGTAAAATTAATAGGCATTGTTGAGGTATTAACATTTTGTGGACTTCTAGCATAAGTTATCCAAAATGTCGGCAAATTAGTTGGTAACGCAATATTTGATAACCCTATACTACCTGGATAAAAAGAATCTGCGGCACTGCTTTGACCAAATTGGAGTAATCCAGTAATATTAGGAAATAAGGATAAAGTCTGAGGTGTTGAGACAAATCCTCTAATATTTATAAATCTTAATGTTGTAATTAAATTTGTGCTAGTCCAATTATAAAAAAATGCAGGTATTGAGTCCTCAGTTGAAGTATAATTTCTTGACGAAGACCATTGAAATGCGTTATTAATAGGGTTAAAATTAAAATTTTGAGTCGTCAAAGAATTACCATTAGTATCATACGATGTGCCCCAATCAGTAATAAATGACATACTACCACTATTCATTATGCCCTCAACTCTCATTGTAGTGTTAGCCGTGCTTAAAACTCTAATCCCTTGTGGTGCGGTTGGTGCTGTTTGTGAACAAAGTGTTGCAGATGTTATCGTACATCCATTTCTTCTACAAATATAAACACCATCAGTTGGATTTAAATTTACGTTTGTCGGAATTGTACTATTCACCCAAAACTGTATTGGTAGTCCGCTAATATTACACCCACAAGAGGTTTGTCCAGGTGTATAAATTGTACCGCAATTACCACCAGGACAATCTTTGTTCCAATTATGTATATTAATTCTTACATCTTGAACTGTTGATGCCGGGAAATCAACCCAGTTATAAAATGCTCCATTACCGCAAAAAGAACATGTACCCAAATAATGAGAACAAGCCAATGCAACTGATGCGCTTCCGACACCAAAATTATATTGTCCTCCAGTTGTTGGAAAAAGTAACCCTGTACACTGTACATTATTAGTCATATTTGTTATTGGCACAACGCAAGGAGGTTCAGTTACAGTACATGTTATAGGGAAGGTCGCACCTACCGAATCTATAACACTAAAAGGATATGAACCGGCTGTCAAATTAGTAAGTTGATATGGGAAAGGTAATTTGTTTCCGTTCCATGATACACTATAAGGAGGTACACCTCCAGACACTAATAAAGTTACACTACCATCATTACCTCCAAAAGTTGTAACATTTGTTGGGCTACATAACGCATTAAGAGACTGTACAAATGTACACGTATAAATGTTAGTAATGATACAATTAACTACTGTTACGGAAGCAAACTGTATATTTGTTTGTCCTGCCGACCATTGATAACTGGTAGGATTACTCAAATTAACAACATAAAGACCGTCGGGGAGTCTTAGTTTATCACAGTCACAAGTTGTTGTATCTGTATATAATCTACCCCCAATTACAAATTCACTTGGAGCGTAAAATACACTCACGTATTCTAATTGACAAGATTGACAAACATTTGGGTTATTCAAATAACCATCTATAGTTGGTAGCAAATCACATATAGTCACATTTGAATATGTACTATTTTTTCTCCAATTAACACTAGTTGAAGGGGCGTTAGGATTAATATAACCTTGGCTTAAAAATACTTTTAATCCTGCATTACCAGGAGGTGTACAAACAATAAAACTATTTTTAATGCAATTTGGAATCTGAGATGCACCTACCATTGAATTAGGTGGCGCCGGTAACAGATTTAAAGTAAAAGGTGAACTTAAATCAACAGTATATTGCCATGGAGATGTTGAGGTACCTCCAGCAATATATAGTTCTTGGTTGTGTTGATACATGGCAAACGCATATGCCCCCGCAGTTATAATTGTAGGTGTGATTCTAACTCTTAATTCAAAATTACCATCGGGATAACTATATTGAACTATCCATTGTTCTCTTGTTGCACTATTAGAGGTTTCTTTGTTATCAACCAAAGCAATTAACTTTGAATCTGTGGTTAAAATCATGTCACCGCTAACTCTACAAAGTTGTCCTTCGTGAGGTCCGATTGGGAATAATTGTGTTTCAGTTCCGGTTGATGTATTATATTCGTAGAAATATATATCATCGTTTCCAGCGATTATGTCTCTCGATGTTAATATCACTTTTGTATCATCGACTACCGCTAATCCTGCTCCTAAAAAAGTACCAGATAAAAATGTTAACACATGAGTAGTCACAAATGTAGAGGTAAAATTAGGAGATAAAACTATATCCCACTCTAATAAATTTTGTGAACTAGATTGTGACATATATAATTTATTCTCAGTATGAGCGATGTCAGTACTTGAAGCCGTATCTGAGATATTATTTAGTTGAGTTGCGGTATTAGAATCAGGGTCATAAAGATATACTAAAGTGGTACCAGCAGAATTTACATTATACAATACAGAACATCCTGATGCGTCAGGGTTTTGTGGACCCGCTATACTTGAGGTTACCGTTGGGCTTGGGGTATTAGTTGGTGTTTCAGTAGTAGTTGGTGTTTGTGTTGGTGTTTCAGTAGGAGTTGGTGTTTGTGTTGGTGTTTGTGTTGGCGTCTCTGAAGCCGGATTTCTACATGTTGTTAGTATATAAATTTGACAATTGAATATATATACTAATCCAAGGTCTCCAGTTGCTAAATTAGTTGTTATTGGTTGTGATGGATTTAATGCGTTATATATATACCACCCACTTGCCAAAGGACAATTACAAGGTCCGCCTGGTAAATTAATAATAGAATATGGAGCACCTCCGGTTGCTATAAAACCAAGACTTGCAACAATTTGAAATTGGTTTATTGTGGCAAGTGCAGGTCTAGGGACTACACCGTCTCTCCAAACCGCACATATTGTACCAATACCTGAAGGTACAGTATCAAGAGTTGCAAAACCACTAGGTGAAATTTGATTACCAATCCAAAAAGTGGGAGATGTTTCCGCAACACAATTTGAAGTTAGGGTAGGTGTTGGAGTTAGGGTAGGTGTTGGAGTTTGCGTTGGACTATTTGTTGGAGTTTGTGATTGTGACCCAGAAGGTGGTGATGGGCTATTTGTTGGAGTTTGTGTTGGGGTTTGAGTAGGTGATTGAGACGCTCCTATACTTTGTGTATTACTTGGTGTAACACTATTACTTGGAGTTTGAGTTGCTTCCGGTTTTGATGGTGTGTTAGTTGGTGTTACACTATTTGTAGGTGTGTTAGTTGGTGTTTCGCTTGGTGTAGGGGTATTTGTTCTAGTTACAGAATTAGTCGGTGTTACTGATTTTGTTTGAGTTTTAGTTACTGGGGGACCTGAAGGACAGGCAATTCCATTACCACAAACTCCGTAGTCTATAATATTTACTCTAGTATCATCAGGACTTGGTTGAGTTCCGCAAGCATATGCCACAGGTTCACTACCATCATTTGCTGTCAGTGGAATCTGTCTTTCTATTCCATCACAATCGTAAAATTTGGCGTATGTTGACTGACCAAACCCTCCCCCTGTAGTATAAAATAATCCCCAACACCTACAAAGAGTTTTTTGTCTGTTACTTGGAGTTACAGTTGGTGTTACTGCCGGAGTTTTTGTTGGTGTATTACTTGGAGTTGCTGTTCTACTTAAAGAAGCATCAGGAACTTTAGTTTTAGTTGGTGATTGTGTTTTTGTAATACTTGGAGTTACAGTTGAAGTCTTTGTAATACTTGGAGTTACAGTTGGTGTAGATGTAATACTTGGAGTGTTGGATGGGGTTCTCCCTGGTGTATCGGTAGGTGTATTAGTTGGGGTTTCGCTTGGTGTTGTTGATGGAGTTTTTGTTATTGTTTTTGTTGGAGTTGGAGTTCTTGTTTCTGATTTTGTTGGTGTATTTGTTGGAGTATTACTTGGTGTTGCAGAGTTAGTTGGAGTATTACTTGGGGCAATAGATTTTGTAGGTGTATTACTTGGGGTAATAGAGTTAGTTGGAGTTTTTGTTGGGGTTGGGCTTTTCGATGGAAGTGGTGGTGCTGGAGTTTTAGTACTTGATGGGGTGTTTGCTGGGGTCTTGGTGGCAGTTTTTGTTGGTGTAATACTATTAGTCGGAGTATTGGTCGGAGTATTAGTCGGAGTAATTGAAGGTGTTGGAGTATTAGTTGGGGTATTTGATGGAGTAATTGAAGGTGTTACACTATTTGATGGAGTAATTGAAGGTGTCGGAGTATTAGTTGGGGTAACACTATTTGTAGGAGTGTTAGACGGGGTTGGTACAGGGTCAGGACCCTCAATAGGTGGAATAACCTTTTGAATTTCTTTTTGATTGACATTGGTTTTAATACCCATGCCATCAACAACTAATTTTGAGCCGTCAAATCTTCTACCCGTTTTTGGTCTTCTTTCTAAACCCATTATTTACGTCCTCCAAATAACCAATTATAGTTCATGTAATCACTTTTTGTAGGCTGATTTTGATTTTGTTTTTCTTCACTTATCGTTGGGTTAAAATAATCCGACCTTTTTTGAATATTTGTAGATACTTGCCAAGCGTCAATCATAGCCTTTGCCTGTTGTGTTACTTTTGATATTGATGTAAATGAAGACTCTGACACGTAAGTACACATCGATATTGACATAATTAAATCATCATGATGTCCCTTTTGGTGGTCAGGCCTTCCATTAATATATATAAAGGTTCCCATTTCATTTAACAATCTTGATGAATAAATTTTAAAATTATGTCTTAAAGACTCTTCAAAAGATGCAATAATTTGAACTCTTTTATTATTAAAATTAATTCCAGGAATTTTGTCTGAAGATTTTGGGTCATATTTCCATTTATTTAAATGGTCAACTCCGTCGACATATAAATCTTTATATCCTAATTCTTGTAGTTTTCTCGCAGTTGTTACGCCCATACCTCCTGTTATGTCAATCACAATAAAGGCTGAATACATATTCCCCCATTTATAACAAATTTCGGCTAATGTATCAGGAGGAAGTTTTCCAACGTATTCAAACACCTGTTCTCTTTCGTCAAAATCTATAATCTGAATACAAGAAAAATCTTCACTATCACCCCTACTAACATCGACCCCCATAATATATTTGTGACCAATAACAGGTTCTTTCCAAATCCAAATGGCTCCCCCCATCATTTTATTAACAGGTTCTTTTATATGATTTTCTCTGTAGTTTTGAAGCATTTCAGCATCGAATACATTATCCCCAGAGCCAAGAAACTTACACTCCAATTCTTGATTAACCTTTCTTCTGTCATACTTTAGTTTTTTAACCATTGACTCATACCAAGACGAAGTTGGTTTGTAACCCTGATTAATTAAAGATTTAACATCTTCAAAATTTCTTTCTTTAAACGGAATTGTTGAATAATCAATAGATTCAAATTCAGGATATTCATCTCTATTTAAATAAAAATGTATAATATCATTAACTTTAATAAGTGATAAATCTTTTGAATATCTTGGGTCTTTAAACCATACCATTTCTGAAACCTTAAACTCATTCATACTACGAAGAGCTTGGTCATAGATTTCATAATATATTGGGTCAAATCCGTTTGGAGTTGAGATAACTATTACTTTACCTCCTGTTGAAAGGGAGGCCATACAAGCCGCCCAAAAATCAGAATCCGCCTCGATATAAGCGGCCTCGTCAAATATTAATATTGTTGGGGTGTAACCTCTTAATGCGTCCTTTGATGTTGCAACTGCTTTAACTTCACATCCGTTATTTAATTTAAAGTGTCTTTGTGAATTCTTCTCGACTGAAAATCCAATACCTGTCCAAGAGGGCCATTGCTCAGTAAATCCTCTTACTTTGTTAGCCATTTCCACTGCCGTGTCAAGTTTATTTGCAATAATCAAAATCTTTTCAGGTTTTGTCTTTTTTGCAAAGGCAAGTCTTTTTGATGCCCAAGCGGCGGTTACAGTTGATACTCCCGCCTGACGGTATTTTAATGCAATGTTTTCGTTAAAGTTTTCATAATCCTCAATCAATGTTTGTTGGTCTGGGAATAATTCCAAAGGGACATATTTTGATACGGTGTTATCGTAGGTTTGTAAATAAGTTTTTAAGGCGTAGGGGGTGCTTTTCATACACTTTCCATACTCCAATATAACTTGTTCTTTTGTAAGTGACATTAATACTTTTTTTATAAATACAAAAAAACCCCCTTTTGTTAAAGGGGGTTAGTTTTTGTTATTAGTTTTTTTATTTTATTCCTAATTCTTT